GTAGAGGATTATCACTGTCTGGGTAAACTCGATGCTCACAACTGATAACTTCGTAAGGAAGTTCAATATCTACACCAGCTTGCCAAAGAATATTCTTAAACTCTTGTTGGTTGTCTTCTTCTACAGCTTTCTTAAATGGTTCATATCGCATCAGGATATGAAAACTACGTTGGATTGGCACCATTTTAATTACTCCAGCCTTCATATTCTTTTAGAGCACAGTTGCCAACAAGGCTCTTCACTAGCTCGTCATTCTCAAAGAACAGAGTGGTGGGTAGTCCACGAACTCCATAGTTTCGGCAGAAATCCATATTCTCATCAGCATCTACAGTTTCAAACTCAATCCCTGCATCTTCTAGCTTTTTCTTCAAAGGCTTACAATTGCCGCACCAAGCCGCCGAGACTACCATCAATTTCTTACTCATACATTCTCTCCTTACTTCTTAAAATAAAAATCTACAAGGGTGTTAAATGCCTTCCACACCTCTTTCTCTCGATCTGTTGCTTCTCGTAGAACATAAGAGTGCTCTGTGTAATCAGGGAATACATCAGCACACCAAACATTCCCTTGAAGCTCTACAAAATCTCCATCGTGTGGGAAGATAGATTCTAGCCACTCCATCTTCATCTTCACAATCTGGTATTTATTAGGCTCTGCCATCAGTATTCTCCGATTATTTAGGAATGTATTCACTAAGATCGACCGAAGGATGTCCAATCCGCTTCATGATCTTACCAGCAGAGTTTACCACAACGTAGAAAGGAACGCCATTATGATAATTGGTATTAATGAAGTATTCCTTATCATCTCGTTCTTCCAATGCCTCCTTCACTTCTACAGCTCCCGCATAACTGCTGTAAATCTTGAGGAAATTGTTGTCATTCACTGCTTGCATAGCACCTTCAAAATCGAAGCCTGCAACTTCAAGACGATGAATCCCCTCCATCAGAACAACGAACACATCACAGAACTCCTTCAGTAGATGGTTGTAGTCACCTTCATGTGATGCCTCTTCCACTTCAAGACCTTCTTCTTTAATGAGAGCAGCCTGAGAGATAATGCTCCGATCAAAGTCTAGGGTGTAGGCAGGGTGTAGGACGTTCCCTGCTTTACGATTGAACTCAATTACTTGCTTTGCTTGTTGAATCAGGTGTTTCATGTTTCTCCTTAGTCTAGATGCTTTACAAATTCTTCACGTACAGTTTTGGTTACTTCATTCTGTAAAGATTTACTCCACAGCTTGTAGTTTTCTTCCGCAACCTTCTTTACATCTGTACTTGTCTCTTTCTGGAAATCTTCAAGAATATCTTGGATTGTTAGACCAAGAATCTTCGGGAAATCTTTATTGGTGATTTGACCAATCTTACTAATCACATTACTCACTCGTTGGGGAGAATTATACTCCAGAATATTATCAAGTAAAGCTTGTTCTACTTCACTCAGACCAACGGCAGGTTTATGTTCTTTCTTGTTCTTCTTTTCCGTAAATGCTTCCGTTTTGTTCTTGAAGTATACGCGACTACCATTCTTGAACCAAGCAGGAATTACTGGTTCAATCACTACACCTTCTGCGAAGTTTTCACCCTCAAAACCCTTTGGGGTCAGGAGCGATTGGAATTTGTTCTCTGCATCCACACATTCCTTGAAGGAACCTTTGTAGAGAATGGGAGTGAAAGGAACGCCTACTTCGTAGGCAAGCCAAGCAGAATCAACTTTATTTAGGATAATACCATCAACTATGAATTCAAAAGCCGCGAAGTCTTTCTCGCCGTATACAACCTCTTTCTGAATACCTTGCCCATACAGCTCACCGTAAATCACAATCATGGAACAAGGGTTATTGTTGTACCAATCCTTAATCTTCTGCTCATACTTGTTAATCACAGATTGACAATTGTAGAAAGTTCCGTCTACAAATTGGTTACGAGATGCAACCTTAAAATCTTCCCCATCGTACCAAAAGCTGAAATTTGCACCGTGAATTTTTTCGGTGACGATCCACCTCTGTTCGTCAAAACCTTCCAGCAACACCTTGTCGATTAGGTTCTGGCGGTAAGTGTTTTCAAGGCTTGTAAATTTCTTGAATTCCATTGTTCCTCCTTACATCAATCTTCTTTTGAAAAATTACTGTCCATACCAATCTCTAACATTTTCCGATACTGCATTAAATCCTTACTTGCGAAATTACCACTATGTTGAATAGTACCACAGGGGCGATAATAGGCAACATGCTCTGTAGGGCTAAAGTGCGGAGGATTCTCAGGGTACACGCCTCTGCATGGAAGGTTCAGCATATCGTAAATCTTGATTGCTTTCTCAACACTATCATCGAGACGTCGATAGCTTACTTGAGCACAGCAACTGGTAGACACCTTAATCATGTCCATCAGGCGATCCTTCCAACTCTCGTAACATTCAGAAGGAAAAGTATTTTGATCTACATATGGCAAGTGCCAATCATAAACTTGCAGTTGTGTAGGTTCACTATTCTCCAAAGCTTCTTTGATCTTAAAAGCGAGAGCTTGAATTTCAGGTTGAGCATCCTTGTGAGCACGCAGTTTTAGGAAAGCCTCCCAAGCCTCTTGCGTACCGGTAACAACACCCTTAGTCCACATGAAGGGTTCAAGAATGCGATTAACAACTTGCTTATGTACCCCCAGTGCATTCATCGCATCTGCCTGCATTGCAGCCATCCCAGCAGCAATCACCCATTGCTCTTTAATGGACTCAAGGTCTTCTCCGCTGAGTTCTGCCTCAGCCACCATACCCGGCTGATTCTTGCCCCAGTGTAACGGCATTGCGGGATCGTTCCTTACTTGCTCAATCATCTGCTTAATTGGTACTGCACGAGATGATTGGAAATTACGACTAAGAGTCCGGTGGGTGTTGATCTCAGGGAGAATAAATCGGTGTACTTCAACCTCAAAGGTTGTCAATCGAGTATCACCAAACTTACTATCACAAATTACTTTTGCTGAAACAGTCATTAAATTACCTCCAAATTACTTAGCACATCCTTGAGAAGCTGGACATAGCCAGCCTCCCCGAAATAGACTTTACTCATACACGATCTCTACCTTTCCCACTTTTTGCCGTGCTTTCTTGAAGAGTTCTTCTGGAAACCCATCTTCAATAGCCTCCTTAAGCCACTGGTCCACATCCTCCTCCGACCAAGGTCCACGGTGAAATTCCTCCCGCATCAGCACATAGTAGACAAAACCTTTCTCATTTACCTCGTTGATATTCATTCCCACTCCTCCAAAATAGCCTTAAGATAGTATACAGCCTTCTCTACATCTTCTTTCTTGTTCTTCTTCGGAGCACGAAGAAGATATTGCAGAGCTTCCTTCATCATCCCAGCCTGATTAAAGCTCATATCAGTATTGCTCTCATCTTGCCAACGACGAAGAACTTCCTTCACAACATCTTTCACTTCAATGTCTTTGAAGAGAATATAATGATTGGGGGAATTAACAACGTCGTTGTTTTTCTGAATCTTCGAAGCTTCATCGGCTCGCATATCAACTTTACCCACTGAGCACTGTCCTTCTTCGCACTCGCAGTAAGAGCTCCGGCATTCTTCATCATAGGGGTATACAGTTACTTTCCCAGACATTAGCTCCGAGTGTCCAACCGTCCCTATGTCATCATAAGCTTGGCCTGAGATCAGGAGATAATCAAAGCCGTAATCGTCAGGCCGCCGGTACAGACCCGTAACCGCTACTACAGCCTCACAGAGAGCCCACCGCCGAGTAATACCGCAAATCTTTACCTTCTGCCCCACTTCGATTGTCTTGTAAAACTCTTCCATATTTTCCTCCTATCTGTTTAAGTGTTGGTGAGAAGATTAGCACACGGAGTGTGCTGTGTCAATCCTTTTAGTGATCTTTTTCATAACCGAGAACAGTCAATTCAAGCTCTTTTCGTCTAGCTACGGCTTCATCAAATGACTCAAAAAGTCCACCATCATATTTCTTCTTTTTGTGATACAGATAAACCCTCCACTTGCCATGCAATTCGCTCCAAGTAACTCCTGTTTTACCAGAAGTGTTATTAGTAAACTTGCCTCGGTTCTCTGCCTGTATTTGCTCACTTGCCCAGATACAGTTCTCAGGGGAATAGCTTTCGGTGTAATCCAAACGTTCAAGCTCAAATCCTTCAGGACATTCTCCCATATCATCGAAAAAATTCTCCACAGAGTGCCACCGCTCACAAACCGATACACCCTTGTCTTTGTAGTGTTTAGAATCTTTCTTGGTGGGATTATAGCACCGCTCCATCATGTTTGCCCAAGATTTATAGGCTTTAGTTTTTGACAAACCGTGAGTTGTGCTTATTTCCCAACTAAAGCATCCACAAGATTGACTTGAACCGTTCAACAGATGCGCACCGTGAACTAGCTTCTCTGTACCACATATGCACAAACAATTCCAACGCGGTGCACGTTTACCGGACGAAGGGTAGATATAATCTTCTCCCCTGCCAATAATCTTCCACCTATTAAACTGTCTTCCCGTCAAATCATTAAACTTCCTTACCAACCCACCGCCCCTCAGAATCTAAGACCATGGGTTCAAGAACAGGTAGGGAATCAATAATCAAACCTGTACCAATCACTGGTCGCTTAATGTTCACATTGTTATAGCTAAAAGCAAGGGCGTCATCGTCAATCAGACAGCCACACTGCATACCCCAAAACAACCCGTTGGGATTCCCCCAGTAGTCAATCTTGAAAGCTTCATGGTAATGCCCTTGAATTGCACACATACCCATTTGCTGACTGAGTTGAATCACATTGCTGGTTTTACCGTGGTGAATGTAACACTTCTGCCCATTGGGTAGTGTAATGGTTAGATCAAAACTCCATCTCCAGTCGTTCCCTACACCTAGAACCTCATTATAACTCTTAATATAGTGGCGCGGGATACCGTGAGTCTTTGCCTTACGCCACACCAGACTACCGTGATTAGATTCAACGATATCCATTACAGGGAAAAGCTCTTTCAGTTCCTTAATAACAGGAAGTGATTTCCGAAGCTCATCCCCTGCGCTGGGTAGATCAGGGTCATGATCATGATAGCTCAGTGCGTGCTTATCCATCTCATCCCCCAAACAGATTACTCGTGTCGGTTGATACTTTTCTTTCAAATGCTTAAGAAAAGGGATCGTATCAGGGTGATGATAAGGGATGTGTAGGTCACTGATAAGCAACACTCTTGAATTATCTTCATTCCTGTCCTGCTTTCGAACCACAAAATTTGGTTCAGCGGTGGTTCTCTTGAATTCTTCGCGCAGAAAATCAGAAACAGTACTCTTAGCTACACCCAACTCAATAGCAATCTTACGCCAACTTTTACCAGTTAGTGCTAGCTCTTTAGCTTTATCTTTCCAATTACTCAACCCGCCCTCCTTAAATCCCAATTTGATTCCATAGAACAAAAAGATAGCAGAACAACTCTACACTCCTACTTGCTCCGTACCAAAAGAAGAAATTATCTTCAAGATTAATCATTTCAGTTTACCCCAGAGAATATGGCGAGCACTTGCGACACGGACAGCTAATACCCATAGGCTTGTTACGATCTTCTGGAGAGAGTGTTTCAAAGAAGCATTTAGTCTCCCCGCTATTACGTCTCTCCAGAGCTTGAACAAGCTGTTCATAGGCATCTTTTCGTACTTCATCCAATCTAGCCGACTGGGCAGTAATTGGCTGACGGGAGAGTTCTCGTTTCATAAACGCTTCTAGCTTCTCAATCCGCTCAACAAGGCTCATATAATCGGCGTGTGTGATCTCACTCATACTTTACCTCGATCTCAAGGATATCAAGAATGGTCGCAACCAACATAGGACTCTCAATCAACCCTGTATCAGTTTGAAATACAGACTCGGCATGGAAAATTTCATGTTTAAGAATCCAGTAATCTACAGCATCTCGGATACGCTCCACTTTAACATCGTTCCACTCCCATTTAACGTCAGTCATTTCTTTTTCTCCTCCCTCAATATCTCTAGAGCTTTCTCTCTGCGTTGTGTAGCTTTACACGTAACCCCATGATCGTCAAGGAATTTCTTTAGCGTCTTGTCTTTTTCCATTTGGATCACTTGCTTTAGGAGTAGAGCTTCTTCGTAAGGAATGCCGTGTTTGTCAGCATACGCCAACGCACTGTTACACCCCTTACAAACGAGCCGCAAGTCATCCTCTGTCACAAACAAGAGTCGTTCAACAAATCCCGGAATGTCTTCCTTGCACTGTAAGCTCCCAGCAGGGTTGATGTGGTCAACTTGAATCTGAGAGATTGGAAACTCTCCATCGCACATAGCACAGTCAGCACCCCACACTGTAGCTTTCTTTCCATTCTTGTTGGGGTTAGGAATCTGTCTACGTTGCTTCTTAATCAAGTTGTGTTTGATTGGGTTGCGTGACCAAGCAGACCTTAGACAGCCTCTCAGGTATGTATAGAATGCAACGGAGTTTTTCCAAGGACTTCCCGGATAACCCCAAGGCTCTTTCTTAGTAACCACGCTTCTTTCCTAGACCAACATTGATTGTAATAAATGGAAGAGCTACAGAAATATCTAGCTCGTACACCCAAGCATCCCATCGAATACCGAATCCGATGTGCCTCTCTGTAAAGATACAGAATCGCCCCTTACCAAACTGCATTAATTATTCTCCTTAATCCAATTAATCAAAGTCTCCGGTGTAGGACACTGAAGCGTAACCTCTCCAAAGTCTTCTCCCTTCCCCACAAGCCCATCATATTGCGATTGCATATAAAGTTGTAGAGACTTCTCCGTCAGCTCCGGACGGAAGCCTATAGTTTCTTTCAGAGTTTTAATCAGGATTTGGTAATCTAGCTCTGCGATTTGAATCTTAGCTTTAGGCATAATTCACTCCTCTCCTTCAAACACTTTCTTCAAGCGTTCGTACTCCTGACGATCCTTCTCCATCTTCTTACGTTCCTTTTTCACTCGATGCTTGTATTCTTCGTCTGTTTCTTCTCTTTCCTTGAAGGTAATAATCGTCTCGCAAATACTGTTATAACCAGAGTCAAACTCAACCTCGGCGTCAGGCCCATATTCCTCAATAAGACGGGTCACACAGTCATAAACATCTCCGAGTGTGGGCTCACCCGTAATGGAATCAACGTTAGTGATTTTCACCGGGGCTTTGATTTTCTTTTTAGTCATAATCTACTCCTAGTTTATTCAAAAACTCCGATACGTGTCCCACATCTTTCGCAATGTCCGTCCGCATACGAAGAAGTCGGTACATTTCGTTCATGTGGTCTATCCAATTACGCTCAGATTTCTCCCCTTTGTAATTCTCAAAAGGTAATTTATCTTCCCCGTAATACTCTCGATACGCTTCAACTACTCGTTCAAAGACTTCCTTCGTTGTGCTAGAACCCTCTACAACGCCCCTGGCTGACTTTTCTCCAATCCCCTTGGTCTTTCGTAGTCCGTACTTCTTAAACAGCTCAGGAGTGAGCGTAGGGAGCCCAGGGATGGTGTCAATGGTATCTCCCATCAAGAACTGCACGCCCAGATTCTTTGCTGCATCAAGAGCTTCAATCTTGATTAACCCCAATTCAGGCTTGTCAAAGTTAAACTGCAAGCATGGGAACTGTGCGATGTCTTTGTCAATAAAGACCCCTACAACGTCTAGATTATCATGTTGCCGTTTAGCTCTCACCCAGCCATCCCAAAGCTGTTCTGCAACAATGTCGTCTGTCTCCACACCCTCTGCTGAAATCAGATGTTCTTTGTATTTCCAGAGCATGTAATCTTTCACTACATCATACAGTAAAGGCTTCCCTGGTCGTTCGTTCTTATAAGGGACAGTTTCAGCAATATCGTATCTGAAGTTCTTTCCTCGTCCGAAGCAAATCTTGAAGTCTTTGCACCAAGGTTGGTTTGCAATGAACTCTATCTTATTCTTGAATCGACCTTTCACTACAACGTCAGGAGTAACTTCCCCGGTACTCGGAATGAGTTCTATTTTTGGTATAACCTCAAAAGCATCTGGTGACACACATTCCAGACCTTTCTCTACTTTCTTAGAGTTAAGATCGGCAAGCCAACCGCCATCCCTCTTCAGATAGTGTCCAAAAAACTCTGTCTGGTTAGGAAATTCACGAGTCCAACCTGTGTCCTTGTGTCTTACAATGACAGAGGATTGTTGTCCAGCCAGAGCTGAGTGGATAATGAGAGTATCTACGTCAATTATTGCTGTGTACTTCTTTGTCACTACTCATCCTCACTAATCATGCACCCACGAGAAGACTGTTACTAATATTAATACCCATGTTTCCTCCTTAAAGAAAGAGGAGCAAAAGCTCCTCTCTTTGCACTACTGAATTCTCTGTTAAGAATACTTCTCTTGAATCTCTGCGATTTCGTTCAGCTCGTCAGCCTTTTCACGAAGATTATCCATCTTCACTTTGCTCTTCGCCGCTTTCATAATTTTCTTCACTTCATCCTTGTGGAGACCAGAAGTGTTCATGTCCTTATCATAACTAAACTCGGACTTCACTTCCTTCAGGTCTTCCATCAACATGTTGATTTCAGATTCAAGGTTGTAGGTGCGTTGAAACAGTTCTTGTTGCTTACTCATTAAATTTCTCCTTTGATAAGTTTGTCTGGGTCTCGCCCAAGTTCATTCAGTCGTCTATGCTCTTTACCGTGACAACTTGTACAAAGCCAAATCACATCAATCCAGTGTTCTGGTGCATAAGACCAGTGGTGTGCTTGAATCTTCTTTTCGGAAGTTCTACAATGTTCGCACGAAGTTGGTTTGAAAATCTTACCATCTCGCAGAGCGTTAGAAACTGCATAATGGGCATGGCGCTTGAGTTTGTTGCGCTCATCCCATAAAGCCTTCGTCTCTAGAATCTTTTCACGATACTCTGGATTGGTTGCGTATTTGAGTTTTCTTCTTTCATTATCCTTTCTCGCCCTTTCTTCACGGTTTGGGCGATTCCTGTCGTACATGAGGTAGTAATCTTTCCTTGTTTCTCTGTTCTCGTACACATCCCTCTTATTACACTCTTTACACTTATTGACATGTCCGTCCGCCATCTTACGATGTTTATAGAAATCAGAGAGGGGCTTTTCAGCCCCGCACTTAAAGCACACCTTCATGTCTAGAATGGTAGTTCTTCAAATTCTGAATCGTCGGGAGTTTCCACCTTCGGGGAATCTTCTTTCCGTTCTACAGAAGTCTGAGAAGCGGGGCGTTCTACAGGCCCATTAGCCAGAGAATCCAGAGCCTTCTGAATATCACTACCCTGATAATTCTGAGCCAGCTTCATAGTGTTAATGACACTTTGTCGGAGGTTTTTCAGAATCTTTGGGTCTTGGACGCCCTTGAAGTTCACGCCATAGATATACTTCGGATCAAGCTCGGGGATCATCGGCACCATTACATCAGGAACTTGACCAGAGAGCTTAATCTTTTCATTCAGATATTGCTTACCGTTAGACTCCGTCAGACTAATTTGAATCTCAAACAGTGCGGCCTTACCCAGCAGATTACCAATCATTGCTGGCTTGAATCGTCCTTGGTCATTGAGAACATCAGTTGCCACTGCAAGCTTATGTAACTGGGTGTTGTTCTTGAATGCCCAACCACCATCCTCGTGGCGCACTTCCTTCACGTTATAAGGCTTACCGACAACCTTACCAACATCCTTAATGTAAAACTCCCCATTTAGGATCATCCGCAGAGGATGTTCTTCATCATTCCCATCCCCGAAGAATTGACCTTTATTAATCATAATGGTCGGAAAGTCCACAGTAAGAGCAACTTGCTGACACGGCTTCACCTTCCAGCGTTTGTAGCGAGTTGGGACACCTTTGTCATCCGGCAGGGTCTCAAAATACTGTTCAGGGTTCTTTTCCAGTTCAGCAGCCTCGTCTTCCGCAGTGCCGGTAAAGACTGCCTTGGCGTCTTCCTGTACTTGCAGACCAAGATCGATTACCCCACTAATAATGCCAATCACGGACTTGGCACGCTTCTGAGTTCCAACAGTGTCCACCATGTACTTATTCAGGGCATCCCAATCTACTTGCTTACCTGAGCCAGAATTGCTGGAGGTTTGAGTTTGTTCTACGTTAAATTGAAAAGACATCTAATTACCTCGTTTTGCAGTGTTATACAACAGATTTGAGTTTTGCAGAGTTTACACCGTCACAGGCATAATAATTTCCTCCATTTCTCTCCTCTTTACTTCAAGAAGCCTTTTTGAGCTTCTTATACAGAGCACGCTGACAATCTTCCTTCAGCGTAGCAGTGTATACTTTCATTGGCAGGGATACACCGAATCCAACCTGAACATTCTTGGTGTATTCAGTAATGTCATAAGTCACTTCACTGTTCGCAATGACACCCCGAGCAATGTTACGCAGTTTCTTAGCTTTACGTTGATTCATGTTTTCTCCTTAAATAAATTGTACGGTAATTAGGCCCACGAGTAGTAGAACGCCATTCATAACAACGCTTAGTGCTACTTTCATGTTAGTAGTGAAAGAAGGATCGTCCTTGAATTGAGATTGGATAACTAGCGATTGAGTAAACAACGATACAAACAATGACAGACCATAGCCGTGAGCAAGGCTCATCACAGGAGCACCTAGAGGAACGATAAACCAACACCACATCGTAGATACAGCAAAACCACCAACAAGAATTGCAATTGCCGCGAGAGTGATACCACCTAGAACTTTAAGCATTGTGTTTCTCCTTCATTGTTTAGATAAGAGGTTAGAATATACAGGAAAATTACACTCTTGTCAAGAAAAGATTCCTAGCTCTTTTCTGGTTGGTTTCTTTACAAGAGATTCGTTCCAAGGAACAGTGCCTTTTTGGATGATGTATTTACTACTAATCAAGCGTACAGCCGATTCATCAACGTCAGGATAGAAATAGCCTTCTTCTTCGTCACAATCAAGCTTGGGGTGTCCAGTGTACACGAACTTTTCACCATCCGCATCTACCGCAAACCACTTGTACTCAGACCCAATCTCTTCTTCCACTTTCTTCCAATCAATGATCCACGGACAAGACTTTACTTCACAAGAGACAATCTCACCATAGCTCTCAGGAAGGACCAACGACTTCTTAATGGCTGCTTCAGTCACATCAAAAGCAATCTCTTTATCTTTGTGATACTTTTCAAACGTATTCTCTTGCAGGAATCGTTCAAACTCGATCATCTCTTGGATAGTGTCAAAGTGATAGGAGACGTGTTGTTCTGTGCCCCCATCAATGGAAGAGAGGTGTTTACTCGGCACAGTCGTCTAACTCCTCTTCAATAGCCGCAATGTCTGAAGCCAGATCAAGACTGATATCTATCATCACGAAGCTGTCTTCACAATTTTGCATATCTTCTAGACGATAGCGGACTCTCTGTAACTCTTTAATCAACTTCTCAGTGTTCATCGGAAATCTCCAGTTCTTCGATCTGCTGCTGAACTTTAGCGATAGTTTCCTTTAGCTCTCGGATACGCTTTTGTTGCTCGGTTTCTTGAGAAAAGAGAGAATCAAGCCATTCTTCCTCAATCATGTGGTAGCGAATAGCCCCTTGTCCGATATGGTCTTCTAGCTCACTCAGAATTTCATGATTTACAACGCCATCAAACATCTTATCGGCCAATGCGTGCAGGAAAGAAGATGTTCCAGTCGCATTGGCCATAACAGCATAAATCTTTGCGAGTTCTGCCAGAGTAATCTCTACTGTGATCTTGTCATTGGGTTTCATTATTTTTCTCCTTTTCAGGTTCAAATACATCTTCTACGTTGTCCATCAAGCGTTCCGCTGCTTGCACAGTGTAGGGCTTATCTTGGTCTGTCAATGCTCCGCTAAGAGTTACAGTATCTGCAACAACACCCGCAGCAATGTCAATCGGGGATAGAGCAGCTTTCAATAGTGATCCAAACATTTTATTCTCCTTTTATTTAAAGACTCTCAATCACTTCTTTCAGAAGCTCTTTGAATTGTTCCTTATCATACTCCTTTCCGTCAAACATCACAACATCTTTCTCTGGTGTGTTCTTGGGGACAGGGACAAAATCGTAGGTGGTGATTTCCACGAGTTGCATTTCTTGATTGGGGTCTTTAATAAAGAAACCCTCGTCTTCGCTCCCTGCCCAACCAATAGTACCATCCGACCCTGCGAACAAGAAAGGCTCGCTTTTGAAATCCGATGCAATGTCATCTTCACCATACCACTTATACCCCATTTCAAACAGCTTCTTCTAAATCTTCTCAGAATGCTCGGGAGATTCTACCCGGAATTTCATTGCTTTAAATTGAGTCATCCTATTCCTCCTGCGATTTATTGTTAAACTCTTCAATCAACTGTTCGAGATTATCCACCTTAGTTCCTAGGAAGTCAAGAAGCTCTTCGTGATAATCTACAGCATCACTCAGGAGCAACATCTCCATTTCTCGCGTGAGCTTGACAGACTTCTGTTCGGGACTTGTCAACCCTCCATCTAGCACAACACCAACGAAACTCTTTTGCGCAGGAGTGATATTAACGTCTTTCAGGAGGGAACGCAAGCTCTGTTGTCCGTCTGTATAGAGGGCAGCATCTTGAGTGCCTGCTTCCACGCAGCGAAGGTTTCCCTCTTTGTCTTTGCAATAGATTTTAGTCATTCTTCCTCCACCCAAGCACCACACTCACAACGTTCGTGCAGGTATTCAATTGCGAGCTGATTAAGAATTTTCTCTTGCTCTTCATTCGACATCGCTTCCCATTCTTCTCGTGGGTACTCGTAAATGTCCACGCGGCTGACGCGCTGGCCAGTACCAACATGCCGGCAAATCTTTACATATTCACTCACTTGTTTTCTCCTTTCTTATATTCCGATTAGTGAACACGAAATCGGTGTTGACTTCGAGGTGCTTCAATTCCTCTGGCACACTCTCTACCCTTTCCCACTGGAACCCTCGGTACGTCGGCTTGTTTCCATTGCACGCGGCGTAGATATTCTGCCACTTGTAGTCTGGGTTTGCATCAAGGATTTGATTAATATTAGTCCAGACTGCAACAGGCTCTCCATTCTTATGCTTCTGAATGAAAACAGATGATCGGGCAAGAGACAGACTGCGTGCCATTTGGGCCTTCTTTTGCTCGTCGGCCCACAAACCTTTCGCCAACGCGCTCATCGCCTCACGGCTACGTATTCCCTCTGCAAACTCCCGATTAACCCTCTCAGAAATCTTCTGACGTGTCAAGGGATGAGTTACCATGCCAGTTGAAGAATCCAGACGAAGATTGTACCCGCGCAGCGGATTTATTGCATCATGATTTTGCATCCAAAACAGTTCCCTTTCTGCTAATTGATCTATGCAGCAAATTTCCAGAACAGAGAATGAGAAATTCCCAGGCCCATGCTTGCTTAGAGCATTCATAAGATACGGATTAATCTTCCGCTTATCTTCTCGCTTAAATGCTGCTTTGTAGTCATTGTATCTACGTTGCAGCTTCAGGGCTTTCCCTACATAAACTTTACCATTCACTTCATTCTTTATCAAGTAAATCCCGGAAGCCTTTTTACTCCCTTCCGGGATGTTGTTAACGAAAAACTGCAATTAGTGTACCTCTTTCCAATTCTTCCCTACTTTGCCTTCTCCTGCAAGCGGAACCTTAAGTTGTAGGAACTCACCGGCCTTCTGAATAGCTTTTTCAATCATTCTTGAAACCTCCTCTGCTACTGGCTCCTCGCACTCGAACTCTACTTCGTCGTGCATATAAGCCACTCGCCGTACAACGCAACCTTTATACAAGTAATATGGCCGGTATTTTTCATCCCAGTACATCTTTCCAAGCCACATGTCTAGGAAGCAACAAGCATAATCCATCGTAATACCCCCGCATGACTGGAAGATTGTATTCAGGAGGGCACTCTTCTTGCGAGTGCAAAGCATGCGCCCATCAATGCTGGGCAAGTATTTACTTCGACCCGCAGTTTCCCAATATCTTTCGAGATTGTCACGTAGCTGCTTTGTTGCAGGATTTGCTTCCCAGAACCTCTCCAGTTTCGCATTTCCGAGTTTTTCCGGGAGCCCCAGGGTAGAGGCAACCTTTGGACCACCGGCACCGTAGAGAATGGCGTAAAAACCATTTTTACTCCGGTCTCGATATGGCTTAAAGACCGGATCATCCTTGTTAAACTCTGGTGAATTTATGTCAAAGCCCCGAACTTCTGGAATGTGGTCATAGAAAGCCATTACGTTCTTTGAGTGCGGGTCTCCGTTTAGAATTTCATCTGCTGTCTTCCCATCGTCATACCTGTGTGTGTAGTGACCTTGTACGCGGCCTTCCAGCGCAGCAGCATCTCCCGCTGCGAGCAGCATCCCCCTATCTGAAATCCACAGAGAACGGAATTCTTTACCAAGTAGCACTTTTTCAGACGCCTTCGGTACGTTTACCACAGTTTTGTGCTTCTGCCTGTGTGTTGCAGCAATACCGCTGCGGCCTGCGCCGAGACGACCATCATACTTCAATCGCTCATTTGATAACCATCCCTCAAGGACAGACAGTCTATTTCGCAAGCTTAGCCACTTCACTACTTGCTTAACGATATCTCCTTCCATTCTCAATAGGTTGGGGCAGATTTTCCCCTGCTCTTGAATCTTAGGGCTTGTCTCAATGAGCTTACGGGTCTTGGGGTCTCGCATCGGTTTCCCATCAGGTCCACGCTGGTAGTTGTAGAACGTCGGCTTCCACCCCTGCTCAATGAAAAATTCTTTCATTTGATCTTGGTTCGCCATCTCCATCGGTGGTCTGTACTTCAACAACTGTCCGGGGATGATTTCGTATTCCTCTCCGTAAAAGCTCCACAGGCCGGTCTCCCTATTAAAAAATCCATCATGTTTCTCTACAAATTTTATCCAAGCCACTGACACAGAGCCATCAGCTTTGAAAGGCTTAGCGGGCATTGTGTATTGAGTCACCTCACTCTTCTTCAACCCACGAGGGGGTAGCTTGGGCTCCACATCTGCCCGGATCTCCTCCATCATTCCCTCAATCCGCGCCTTGAGTTCCTGTGCAGCTTCAACATCGAACTTGAAGCCACTCAATTCCTGACAAGTCATGAGGAAGAATGATTTCTGTCCGCATTTGAAAGCTTGAGTAATCTCGAAAGGTTTCCGGTAAACATTAAACCACTCACTCTCCAGGGCTGCGAGCACTTTCTCACCGACCTCGACGTCACGATCACAATAATTATCCATGCGCTCATGATGCTGTTGGAATTCTGCGCCCTTCGGAGCATTCCGCTGAATGAGCCCGAGATCAGTAGCCTCGGCTCGCCAATCAATCTTGTGGTAGCCAAGTTGAGTACCCCACCACTCAAGGCCATGTCCTTCTCGGTCAGGATTGAGAAACATTGATAAGTAGTACGTATCAATAAACTGCACCGGGAGACCTTCAATGGTGTCAGGGCCAACGGTGAAGGTGATGCCGAGAAATTTCATAAGAATGATTATATCGAAGCCCAACTGGTTATGGCCTACAATAACCGGATTCTTCGTTGAGTGAATGAAATTCACAAACTTTGATTTTGCATCCCTATCCTTGAAGGGGTTCACTTTCAGCCACTCACCAGTGTCCCGATTCTTAGCCCGGATGGTCCACAACTTAGTGGACTCAAAGATAAAGCCATCACTCTCCGTGTCAATAATGATTGTATTGCCCACACTCTCCTCCCCAAACTAAAGAGGAGACCTTTTGAGCCTCCTCGTTCTCTTTAGAAATCTACAGTTTTATCCTCTACTTCCTGTGGGAACGCCATCAGGTAATCATCCAAATCCCAAATCTTACGGGTCTTGAAGTCATAGTAAAGCTTGCAAATCTCACCAGTCTTACCACCACGACACTTGGGCATATCGACATAAGTGATGTTCTGTTCCATTCCAGTGGCCATCTTATCACGATTGATGACGATATTGATAGCCGCAGATTGCACAAAAGTACCACTTCCGAGTGCATCATATTCCGTAACCTTGCGAACCTTGCCATCTGCTCCTTGTGGTGGCTTACGAGTGTGGAGTACGTTGATGATTGTTACACCGTTCTTGATGAATTGCTTCTGCCACTTCATATGATCTTCTTGCTTAGTTTCAGCACTACCGCGAAGGATGTCGGTCAATACGTCAATTACGAAAATCTTACAACCGTGCTGACGATACATTCGTTCCATCTGTTTCTCAAGCATCTCGATACTGCCATCACGCTCGTCAATGATGTAGTAACGCGGCTGACCAATATCATCATACATCAATGTCTCAAGCGCTTGTTGAACATCAGGTCGGTCTAGATACTCAATAATCTCCTCTCCGCTATTATACCACGTGAGGTTTCGTTCGAGATGCAGAGACGCAATGTCCAGAGCGTACTGACCGTCGGTAGCCTCAAGAGATACAACGCAAACCTTTTCAGGAGCATTGAAAATCCAATCGTAGACGATTGCGTTTACATGACTTGACTTACCTGTAGAAGTATCCCCAATAACGTTAACAATTCGCCCCTGACGAACACCCCCACCCATCGCTTCTTGTAGTTTATGCAGGTGCTTTGGTAGCGGAATCTTAGGTGCGGAAAGTTCATCCTTCATCGCTTGGAGCATAGTGGTGCTGTCTTTAACACCTGTCTCCATGAGCGGTTTCGCAGCATAAAAATCCCGCACAAACTGTTTAGATTTACCATCCTGAAGCATCTTGTTCGGGTCTTTAGAGGACCACGTAGCAATTCGCACTTTTTCTTTAGGTAATACTTTTGCAATTTCTACAGCAGCCTTGCGACCCGCGTCATCATTGTCCATTCCAATCACAATGATTTCATGCTTATCAAGCCACTCGTATTGCTGGGCACATTGTTTTGCGGCTGCGCTCTCACCAGATGTTGAAGAAACTACACTAATTGAATTGTAGTCAGCATCTTTCTGTTGAGATTTCAGCATTGCATAGGCAGCAGCTTTATCTTCTTCACCGCCAACTACTAACACGTACTTTCCAGCATTAGGGTATTTCACTTGACCTGAAAGTTGACTCTTACCGCCAGTACTACCCACCTTACCATAGCTGAAATCCTTTGGGTGATTACGGCACTTATAACCACACACCTTACCATCTTCGTTAGTTTCAGGATAATATCGAGCTAAAACGTTTCCGTTTTCATCAACCTTACTTACATGTCCGAAGAACTTACTGATTTCATCAGGAATCCCCCGATAATTGTTAGTGTTATAGGTCTTACCTTGTAGAAACTCACGCACGTCTTCAGGCTTCATTGATGGATAGCTATCAATAGAAACCACTTTTTTATCTTCTGACATCTTCTTTACTTCTTCCTCCGAAACTCCAAGAATTTGAGAGACTTTTTCTAGAGCCTCTTTAAAACCAACGCCTTCCACCTTCTTTACAAATTCAATAGTATCCCCACCATGAGCACAAGCCCCGTGACAATACCAGCTATTTGTCTCCTCATAGACGTGGAGAGATGGAGTCTTTTCCCCATGCAAAGGGCAGCAAACTTTACTACCACTAAACGAGCCCGTATAGTGCTCAATTACATCTCTAATCACCACGCCTCCACTACTCTATCCCACAATCTCATATTCATCAGGATCAAGATACCAGAAATCACTTCCATCCAGAGAATCGAAACGGCACTCGTCATCTTCATCTACACGAACGACAATTTCTCCGATGGGGAACTCGTGCCCTGAATAATTGGCAATCACTTGAACACGAGTACCTACAGGAACATCACTCTCCATAAACTTCCTCCTCAATCTCAAACGCAAACTCAAAAGAGATTGCCTCAAGCTCTTCCTCGTCTACGCAATGCTCTCCAATGCAAGCAGACAGAAGCTTCCAGCCAATGTCGCTGACAGCTACTTCAATTTCGTAACCAAACACATTAATGTTCTTGATAGTCATTATTCTCTCCTTTAGAGTGTCTACGTTTAAAGAGCAGCATTCGTCTTTTGATCTTCATACCAATCCAAGATCATATCTTCAGCGAGAATTCCAAGCTCGATGAGACGAGGAATAATATCGGTCTCGTAGCGAACATGCAATGCTGTATCTTGGAGAAATTGAACTGCTAGGACGTGAGTTTCTTCTTCAGTTAGCGTGTCTGACAATGAGGCATCACAAATTCTTACCTTAATATCGTAGAACTCTGCCCCGTTCAGGACAGACCATTTGCTCACTCGAATTTCCATCAATTATTCTCCCCGCCAAATTTGTAGGTCTCTTTTGTGCCGTCCACGTAATGCAGAACTATGTACTCTCCGTAACTGCTGGGTTGGCATTCAGTATACACTGTACCGTAGATTTCTGGAAGCTTCGTACCATCCTCCTCTTCTACCCATAAAGACCAACGTTCACCGCAGCAGTCACAATACTCAGAGTGATCTTCGAAAATTTCCCCTGCACGTGCAATAGCGTGGTTTACATCTACAGCCTGGATTGCAACATGGTGGTAAACGTCTTCGTTTTCAATGAAGTACCCACCCCACCATTTCAATGCAACTTCTGCTCCCTTCATCAGTATTCCTCCACTGTAGATAAGTTTTCCAGAATCTTTTCTTCCACGAGCACTTCGTAATTACTGAAAACGATGATAGCATCTTTCTCTGGGATGTCAACCCCATCGACAGATACAGCATAGCACTCAAAATCCACCTCGGCAGGGTAGCCTTGATAATCCCAATCAGAGGCTTCATCCCATCCGAATGTTCCGGGAATCTCTGGACAATAATGGGAGATGTTGCACTTGAATGTGTACCCGTCAAGGTTGATGTACATCACTGTCATTTACAAAGTTCTCCAGCAGTCGCTGCCCACATGAAAAAGGAGAATGTAAAAATAAACAAATCCCACATAATCCAATTATGAATCTGAGCTGACTTCTTTCCGAACGGGTTGAAGTTCCATTGGTAGTGCATCAGGGCAGGAAATGCAAAGAAAGAAATAATTGCAACAATCCCGAAAAGCATACTCACTCTTTAATCTCCTCAAAGCTTCCACCCGCTCGACTATAATAGCCATCACCAAGATCAATATAGCTCTCACCAAAGCTCAAGAAAGCCTTGGGGTACACATTGTCCTTAGTAAGCTCCAATACCTCTCCAGTGAGCTTACAACGAAACTTACGTCCAATCCATGCTTCTGGACGGAATACGTTGTCTCCTTGTCGTACAACCTCACTTGCTTCTACATAGTCCATGTCAATCCTCCTCTTCTTGAATAAGTCCATCTTCCATCATTCGCTTGATCGTGTCAAGACTCACATTGTATTTCTCCGACAACTCCTCTTCACGAGTCTTCTCGTGGATGTTTCGGAAATGAAAGATATCCTTAATGAAGATGTGTCCATATGTGTGGTAAAGAAGCTCAGTGATAAAAATCACTTCAGCATTTTTACCCCAATAGACGATGTTTCGTTCATCATTTGCTCCAAGGCACATAATGTACTCCGTCCCTGCTTCAAGATCGCCTACAGAGAGGATTTCTTTCGACTCTTTTTCCCCGTAGAATGGAATCAGGCACTCAGGAATTTCTACGCCTTCTTCGTTGACAGTGAAGTGCCAATACTCTTCGTCCCCCA